TGGTGATTGAGCCATCTAGTTTTTCTTCAGTAAGGTTTCGTGTAATTTCATCCTTGATATAGTTTTCCATTTCAGTACGATTGTCTGCCATGTCTAATGCTTCATATTTACGTGTGGCTTTGTAGATGGCGTTGCGAGCATTTTGCACAATGTAGTTGTACATCACATAGGTGTCGCCTTTGAACTCAGCGTGGAAACTCTTGTTCTTGGTTGCATACAATTCACTCACTTGTTGTGGGTTGATGTTGTAAACAACCACAGCATCAAAGTCTTTCATGGTTGAATTGTCTTTGGCCACAGGAGTCATATTCTCCAGCACCACATTCACGTCCTTGATAGGGAATGTAAGCACATCACCTATCATGGTTTGATTGAATGATCCAGGCAACAATTCACCTGGCTGAATCTGTCGGTCAAATCCAACTCGCACACCAACCTCGCCGGTTTCAATACGTGTACAGCCAGTTGCCAAAATTGCGGCAGCGAGAATAGAGAGAGTAAAAATACGTTTCATGTTTTTCCTTAAAATAAAATAACAATTACTGTCATCAGCATTACTGCTGCCAGTGATACAAGTATACTATAGCCTATACTTTTTGTCAAGGCTAATTGTTCCAAACCGTTCATATTTCTTAAAGCACTAATGCCAAAGTGAATAAGAACAGCAAGGATAATAAATGCTAACCAAAGTTTAATCATTCTTCAACTCCTTTGTCCAATGTACAACAAAACTATCACGGTCTTTGCTATCTCTAAACCAAAATGCAGTGGGATCCACATAGTATCTAAGACCAGGTTCTTCAACTTTTACAGTTTGCCCAATTATGCCCTTAATTCTTTTGCCTGCTGGACCAAATGCGTGTTCAGCCCAGGCCATCATGTCTGCACCGTGTTGCATTCTTATGGGCAATAGTGGCCTCACAACATGATATGGTTCGTTGTACAGTGACCTTATTTGACATAATAAATTGTGATTATGTGTCATTGATAACTCCATATCATTGTGGCATTGTCTTGGGTGAATTTTTTTGACCATGCAACATAACCGCCATTGCTGTTGCTCCAAGGGCAATGCTGTTGCCACAGTGCTTGGGCCTCTGCAGGATCTGGGTGACCCTTCATCAATTGATCCACTTGAGGTCTTGTGCGCCAACCATCTAGGCTCCAGTCATGTGCTTGCAGTGCAATTTCTAATTCGTTCATTATGACACCACAATAGCTATAAAAATCAAAAGAAATATCAACACACCACCGGCTATGGGCAGTATTACATTGATGGGATAATCAACTACTAAATCTGCAACATTATCTTTTTCTGGTTCGTTCATACGGATACATCCAAGTTGTAGCCTAAAAATTTACCATATTGATATAACCCATATTCCACTCGTCTTTTGAGGCTGAGATATGCATTGATTTCTGCAATGTATTTTGCCTCTTCATGATCCTGGAAACTTGCACGATTCTTTTGCCAATCACTACGTTTCACATCATAGTATTCATCAATTTTATCATAGTGTTCATCCGCCAGTTGTTCATTTCTATCAACTCTGCGACCGGCCATGGCAGCGGTATTGAGTACAGGCATTACGGATGCACTAGCAATAGATATATTCATTCTTCAACTCCTAAATGTTCCTTTGATTGCACTCCAACAGGCAAGTGCAGAGTTATCTTTTTTCATAACATCTTCACAGATTTTCATACATTCCCATACAAGCGAATCGGCAAACTTTTCTTTGTCAAAAATTTCAATGTCGTATAATCCTTCAGTAAGGCCTTCTTTGAAACAAGTAGCCTGTTCGATAAGTTCTTTAATTCGCTCGTTCATTTATCATCCCTAAATCTAACAAATCGTGGAAAGCGCAAACTATATGTACCATCACGATTTTGTGTCACTACATCACATAAGATTTCGGCTGTGCGTCCAATGATGTGATTGCTATCATTCCAATAACTATCTCTATCTGTATCAGAGAACCCACTACCAACATTAACAGTAATGTGCTTTCCGTCATCTTGACCCTCACAAACCAGTGCTCCAAGTCGTCCTTTATTTCTTCCGGTACCTTCTTCAATACCAATAACTTCTAAGTCAACGGTAATAACTGGTTTCCACTTCATCCAATCTGTACTACGTTTACAAACATATGGCGCATCAACATTTTTAATCATAATGCCTTCAAATCCTGCATTAACTTGATCCTTGGCATATCGTTCTAATTGATCTTTACCTGCCGCTGTATCCAAGTCAACCATGATATGTGGTAACAATTCAACATTAGGCATGTCATCAATGATACTACGCATATCTTCTAAAATAGTAATGCGTTTGTGTAGTTGTGCATTCCAATGACCCTCACGGAAGGCTGCTACTGGTATAATGTCAAATACATTAAACACACTATCCTCTGCTTGTACGTCAGTCTTGCGGCGTGCTTGTCGCATAAGTTCTTGGAATGTATTACCAATCACTTCACCATCCATTACAAAGCCCATGCTTAAGTTACTACTTGCGGCTTTATGAGTAAGTTTTACAAAGTTCTCACGCACTTGATTTTCAATATGACCAAAGTTGTCAAACTGTTTACCATTGCGACTGAAACAAATAGTGACAATATTGCCATCTTCATCAGGGATAGCGGTCAACAACACACGAACGCCGTCAAGTTTAGGCTCAAGACGTTTGATACCTTGCATCTCTGGACGACCTTCACTGTTAGTTGCTAATTGACAACCAAAGATTGGTACTTCATATTCAGTACCTTTACAAATCTTATTGATTGTCTTATCACTGATACCCGCACGTAAGTCTCTACGCAATACAGGTGCTAGGAATGTGTTCCATTCAATACTGTCAAATCGTTCAGACATATTTTGTACAGCATCACGTGCGGCATGACCTGTCAACTTGCGCTGGCCAAGTTGATACATCAACGTATTGAATTCATCCCAGGGATTTTCTGCGTCAACAATACCTACAGTATCGGGCACTTGACGAATACCAAATGTAACATAGGGATTATAACAGGCGTTAGTAAAGCCCAAGAAAATCTGACTATTACGACTGCCTAGGACACTTGCTTCAAGCGCCTGCAAAATCACATCTTCTTTGTGAAGGCGGCTGTCGCTCTCGTTTAATTTATTAATCCAACTTGCACTCATTGTTTAGCTCCAAATACTATTATACACTGCCGAGAAAAAAACAAACATAGTAAAGAAGAAAATCAAAGGTTGCAGTATGATGAACCACAAGAATGGTATAATAAAATCTGTGCTTAAATATTTTTTCATTTGTTAGCTCCTAACATTTCTTGTTCGGCTTGCGTCAACAATACATCAGCGAATTTCTCGCAAAAGATGTTGAACCAAAATTCATTAAGCAAGTCTTTAGGTGCACCTGCACTGATTACTAGTGCTTTCAATTCATCATTCATATTATTACTCCATCATCAAAATAAGAAATGCCAAAATTAATCCCAACATAGGTTCACCCACAAACACTAACAGTAGTACAGCAAGCCAAGACATTACCATTACTGTTCCTTAGCTTGTTCTTGTACAATTGTTTTGGTCTTGTTGACACCGTTGTCAAGCATTTTAGCAACACCAGTAAAGCCTACTGTTGCGACTACGATACCAAGAATGAATGCGATAAAATGACTCATGTATAACTCCTGTGTGTGAAAGAATGATTGTAGTATACTACGAACCGGATATATTGTCAAACAAACTTTACCCGATTTAGTTGCGTACTGTTGTCGCGGTGCGCTTTAACAGTACCCTGAATTGTGTATGTATCACCGATATCTAATTTACCAGTACCATTATAAGCAAAAAATACTATTTGGTCATCAGTTGTAATACCTGTAAAATAATTTGTATTCCACTTCTGACTATAAACATCTTTCAATAGTTCAATAGTCAATGTAACTTTGTCACTGGGTTGACCGATATAACCACCAGTAGCAAATTTAATCCGTTGAGTAACACTGGCTCGCTTAGAACCTCGTTCATAGCTTTGTGGCAAGCTGGCAATGACTGCTACGTCATACTGTTTGGTAATAACATTGCGATTACTGATAAGCATTGCATTGTTATCAAAATCATTTAATGCAATTCCCTTAAGGATTTTGAAAGTGAATGCTTGATAGTATTGACGAACCTTTGTACCCTGTACACGATTTTCATCGGTAATTTGGGTAGTGTCTGCCAACAGTCTAAACATAATTTGACGATTGGTGTTTTGAGTTTCATCCCCGAGTTTAACATAACTGCCATTGACTTGTTGAGCCTGACAAGCAGCCGCCCAAACATCATCAGCTTGGAAATTAATATTAGGTTCCTTTTTAACACGGAATACTGTTTTTGTATCAGGTGTATCGTCATCCTCGTGACCAAGACGTTGAATTTCTTGTTTAGACCAACCAGTAACATCTACAAATCCAGGCATGATTATTCCTTAATATGTTTCTTTGATGATATCGAATTTGTCAGCAGGATATTTTTCTTTGCATTCGTCCGACTTGATGTACTCATTGTAGGACTTAGCATCAAAGAACACCCTATTGAAAACACTTTGTAATTGACCCTTAGGGGTTACTGTGAGATATATTGATTTTGCTTTACCTGCCATGATTAATTGCTCCAAAAAGATTCGCTAGAGGGTGAACAGAAATACGGTGTATCATAACGTTCCTGATATGTTTTACCGGTCATCATGTTGCGTTTGGTAACATAAGTCTCATGGGGTTCAACAATGAAACCCAACTTAGTTTTTGACTCAATCACAGCCTTGATGTAGGCTCTAGTGACAGGGGCAAATTCTTCTTTAGTGACAAGACGCTTACCGCCCGTAACACGTTTGTCAGATTTGTACAGTTCCAATGTGTATTCAACTAGTGCAGACATTTCAACTCCTTTAATCAATCAATACAAGTATTATATACCCAAATCTATTTATTGTCAACCTTAGGCCGCTTTTCTGAAGTAGCTATAAGGTAACCCTTCAATAAAACAAAAGTACTCCCAGTCACCATTGGCGTTGCTAGCATCCATGATCCAATTAAGTGCGGTCTCACGATTCCGAGCACCCATGCATATAGTGTTGGTCACGTGTTGCTCAAATTTGGCGATAGTCTCTGCCTCAGCAATTTTACGTAGAGTTTCCATACGTTCAATAGCAGTAGCCAATGAAGCAAACTCTGCTTCAAAATCCCTAAGGGTCCAATCAGAAGTGTCAATACCGCGGGGGCGAACGCCGTAAGCATCCTTGTACATATCCCAATATGTACATTGGGCCTGCTCTAGTGCAGACATTTCTTCCCAAGATTTTAATTCGTTTGACATTTCGTTTCCTTTTCTTTACTGTCTAAGAGTCTATTATATACCCTAATCCATTTATTGTCAAGTTTTGGGCTTCTCAGCACCAACGATTTCCCAATGACTTCCGTCACATTTGACAAAAATCTTACGACCAAAAACTGTCACAAAACCATACTCACCGTCTTGATAGACGTTGACCGGATCAGGGATAATAGTCACATTGCGGGGTGTTTCACAGTAATCCCAACGCCTAGTAGGAAGTTTGTTTTTGAAATACATGTAATTCTGACTACCTGTAACAAAAAGTTTTACCTTCATAACTAGCTCCTTTAATCAATCAATACAAGTATTATATACCCAAACCGATTTATTGTCAAGTTTTGGGTATGTAACATTAAGTATTACCTTTTGTCACAGTATTCAAAGAGGATCCACTTAGCACGATTCAGTGCTTGGCGAACATCTTCGATAACCATGAAATCATACGATCCGCCGTTGTCATGTGCAATCATTTCCTGACAATCACTCATCAGGCTAGCTGCCATCATAGCAGGACCACTATGACGAAAAGTAATACTTTGTTCTACAGCCTCTTTCATCTCGGCTTCGGTCACGCCATACATGCGAATGTCACGTTTTTGGCTTTCGCTCAGTGCATCATAAACTTGGGTCATTGATAGCTCCTTTAATTAATCAATACACGTAGTATAGCAGAGTATCCATTTATTGTCAAATTTTGGGCAAAAAAAAGCCCCGACTAGCGGAGCTTCTTTTGAAACTAAAAGTATTACTTTTTAGTAGTGCCTTGATTTACAAAACTGTACATCTTTTCTGCTGTTTCAAGAACCTTATCAAGTCCTGGAAATTCTGGCATTTTAACTGTGCTAACAATTTGATTGGTTTTCTCATCACGTGCGGCAGTCATTTCCCAACCGTGCCACTTGGCGTGAAATTCTTCACTGACCATGCTCTTGGCCATGTCTAAAATATCTGTACGAATCTCGTAGCCGTTTTTGTTGAATTTTACTTCTGGTAAATTTGACATAATCTTCTCCTTTAATGTGTGTATGTCTGTTTGTGTTCCTTGTGAACACGATTGAAGTATAACATTGTTATGCTATACAATCAATTCTTTTGGGTATTAATAATATTTTGACTTATTTAATTTACGGTATTCGTGAATTATTTCTACCCATATAATTAAAAACTCATAGAATTTGCATAAGGATTTCATAGGATAGAACCCTTTCTATTGTGATATTCTATTGTGTAACGTTCTACATCCCCGCAATTTTGTGGACAACGGTTAGTAATATATTTTTCTAGGTCAGACCCATAGGTTGATTTTTTAAAGAGGTTTCTGATAACCTCTATTAGGGAGGGCATCATAGTTACTTAGCCTTTTTACTTGCAGATTTAGCAGGTGCAGTCGGCATAGCGGGTACAAATTTATCAAAGCCATATGATGAGATAAGGTCCTTAACAAAGTCTTTCTTTGTAATAAGTGTACCGAAATTCAACATTGTATCAATGTTTGTATCTAATACTGATTTGGTGTATTCTGTTTGGGCTTCAACAAATTTAGTCATTGTTTCTGCTAGACCTTCGTGTTTAACGAAAGCTGAAACAAATTGTAGTTTACCCGTTTGTACCGCGTCAACGGCATCATGTGTGAAAGATTGAATCATAATTTTCTCCTGTGTTAGTGTGTTTAAAAAGGGTTTTTATGCAGAACCCATAACTGCATTAATATTTATGCCTGACTACGTTTTTCTCTAAACTTTTTCATTGCTAAATTCCTAGCAAGAAACAACCTAAATTTTACATGATCCGATAAGTTATCAGTATCAGACTCATGGTTAATAATCTTTGGACGACTATAACCACGATGCGCTACTATGTCTGGACTAGATGATTCGTCATCATCCTCGTCCTCAGCATCACTTAGCTGGTTTACTGGGACTTTTGGTGGCGTCCTTTTTAACCTTTTTATCTTTGCTATGGTCTTTCTTTTTAGCTAATTTCATTTTACTGTCTTTAGCAGGTGCTGCCGCTGGCGCAGGAGCCGTTGCTGGTTCTGCGGCAAATGCTGTTAATGCAAATGTGGTCATGATAATTACGATGAGTTGTTTCATTTTAGTTTCCTTTGTTAAATTATTTATATATAACGCCTTAGGCATTGATTCCGTTGACACTATCCACCACGACCTGTCCGTCTTATTACACTTGCACCACCAAAACCTTTTGTATTAAATTTTGGTCCTTGTTTCTTTGGTGCTTTGCCCAATCCAGGGTGAAGTTCATTATTGTTCTTTTTGGCTTCATTAGCCAAATTCACAAATGGGTTCTTACTTTTCTTTTCTTCTGTCATTTTCGTATCCTCACTGATTTTAAATAACTGTCCAAGTTCCCATATAAGCTAATCATCATAGCAATCTTGCTATCATATAATCTTATGTATGGTTTACTTTTCTTTCCTTCAACTTTATTTACACCTAAAAAATAGGGGCATCGTATTTTCTTCCCCAAGTCACTCATGTACCGATAATAACTATCTTCAGTTTTGGGTGTAAAATCATATTGATAAAATTCAATTTGTGCTATGCGAAAATTCACATCACCGGTTTCGCTTAATCTTAATACGTCACTACTCTGACCAGTAAACCACCATGTCTTTAATGCATCTTCTTTCAAGACCTCAAATCCTGTTGGCAATTGATTTACAACTGCCTCGGTAATAATTTCTTTATATGAGGGTTTAGTCATCAGGATAAACTTTAGTACCGTTGTTCATAAACACGACACTGAATTTATCTGATTTAAATTGTGCGTTTAATTTACGACACAGGTTTCTTGCATGACCGGGATTACTGAAACTGGTCTTTTTATACTTTGGGACACTCTCACTATCGTAGGCATGTTGTGCTTTTAAGTTAATTGGTTGCCCGTCATAAAACACAGCCCATATACCTGCAGCTTCTACAATTTGGTCACATTTGTATGTGACTTTATCTGTTATTTCTAATATAACTTTGGGTTGTGTTCTGCTCATTAATTTACCATTTACCGCCCTGCATCACTACTTTAATAGTTTCGGGTTCTTTATTGTACTCACGATTATCCAATAGAATTTTCATAATTTCATCACGTAATTCTTTGGCATCATTGAGTGTAAGTACAACTTCCCGTGCTTGACGTCCTTCTATGACCGTTATTTTATCAATAAATTTTTTTATTTGATTCATAGAGTATTTATGCTACTATTTGCTTCGACCTCAGAGTTAAACGGTCCTTTGTAATTATACCGTTGAACAAATATGTATTTAGGACAAAAAGTAGCAACATACTCAGCACCGGTCTTGATAGCAAACCAACCAGCAACATAGTAACACTTGCTTTTTGGGGTAGTAGTGTACAAATGTAACTTACGCTTGACATCTAATATGCTGTTATAGATTTTATTCCTACTTGTTGGGAAGACTGCAAAGGGCGGGCTAGTGTCCTTGGGTTTGACCTTTGCAAGTTTCTCAAATTCTATATGCTTAAGTTTTTCAATAGCCTTGGTGCTATCATAGAGTTCAGTTTTGTTGTTGAGTTTAACTTTGTATTCACTACCCTCTTGAATAACATTACCAACTTTTTTGTCACCATCAGTGACTACCCAATATTGATTTTTAATAATTGGTTTAGCTATTAGATTCATTTTTAGTATCCTTGGTTAATTCTGCTACAAACAAGAAATGTTCATAGGCTTTTCTAACTGCTGGCACAGCTAGTAGTTTTTCTGCTTCCTCTTGCATTGCCTTGACTGCTTCCTCACAGGCTTCCCTAGCACTGGGCCATTGTAATGCGTGGTTATCTTCACCAAACGCTTTGCTTAGTTCATTCCAGCAACGTATTTGTTCTTCTGTTAATTTTGTTTCTTTACTAGCAGGACGCATGTCAGTGGCTTTTCTAATTACCTCACTAATCTTATCCTCTGCTACACGACCAGCCGCAATCATTGGTGCATGTGCAGGGTTTATATTGTAACGTGTTAATTTTCCACCTGGATAAACCTGTATTAGATGAGTACCTTTTGGTAATGCATCACTAAGTTTTTGGTCGTACTCATACACGGCCCTGTATCTACGACCCACTTTTTTATAATAAGTTATTTTCTCATTCATTGTAATCTAAATTTTTTCAAGTAATCTTTTACAACATCCAAGTTCTCTGCATCATACTCGGGTTTGTCTGGTTCGTCAAGTAAAATATCTAATCCATATTTTTCTTGATATAGTTCAACAAGCCCGTCAATCAACATACCCAATGTTTGTTCGTCAAGTTCATCAATGCCGGCTAAATTAATTCTAATTTTCTTATCCATTGAGTACACCTGTATAGGGATTGTTAAGCCACCGTGAATATGTTTCTGATTGTTCACTGAGCTTAGTCAATTCGTATTTGTTACAAAATTTCATAAAGTGTATACCAACTTGAGATGTTGTAGTTGTACGAACACCATTGTGAATTGATTCATCAACCAATTGTTTAATCTCGTCAGGTTGTGCAGTTAAGTCAATCAGCATACGATTGCGTTCATAGTCATCTTTAACCCGATGCTCGACATTTTCGTGGTCCAGCCAGCGTTGCAACATTAGATTGTTCCACGAAAAACCTTGCTTCATTCTATCTTCGTATGCTTCAATCAAACCAACCTTATTCTTAGAACCTTTTTCACGCACACCCGGATACGCACTGAATACGTTGTCGGAACTGTCTCCCCTCATACATTTTTTAAAAAGTAAGTACTGTGGATCCTCTAACAATTTAGGCTGTTTAGTTTTCTTATCTAGTATCGGCTTACCCGTATCTTTAAGATATCCGGAGAGTGTGATGAGTTCATTTGCGACTCCATTGTACTGGAACACTTTATCAGTAATAAGCTGAACATAATCGGAATCAGTGCTAATAATATAATGCGTGTCATTTGGATGTAGATGGATAAAACGGGCAATCAAATCATCAGCCTCAGCCCGTTCGTGCCTGAGTACACTGACGTTAGTTTTCTCTCGTATGTATGTGGTAAACTTTTCGTAAGTATCCCAAAACATAGCCGATTCTTCTTTTTCTTCCTCAGTGACTGACATTGCATCAACCACACGATTTTTTTTGTAAGGACCGTATACTGCCTTCCTCCACGATTTCCCCTCCAAGCAAAATACAACATGGTCAATTCCATAGCGTCTTACTGCTTGATTAACACTAGCAAGTGTCAAGTGTAGGGCCATGCCGATTTTTTCTTCTAATGTAGAGTTGCGACTAGCAACGTGTCTAGCACGGAAGAAGGTATTTGCGGTATCAATGAGTGCGTAAGTTTTGTGTGTCATGTGTGTATTATATACGTATATTTAAATATTGTCAAGTGATTTCTTCTAAAAACAAATCAGGATTTTCGGTTATAGTTCTAAATACGTCAGGATTATCAAGTGTGTATGGTACGAATTTACCCTTAACACGACTAATCGGTAAGGGATATCCTACAATACGATCCTCAACCACTTCAATCAACTCTTGCATAGAAATATCATATTTTGGATCAATCCATTCAAGTTTACGGGTACGTGTGTTAGTAAAGTTTAATCGTTTACTACTGTACACACGTTTAATATATTTTTCTAATTGATTGACATGCAGATTTTCTCCGTAATACAATTTTGAAAATTGTTGTTTTGCCGCGCTAGGATTGCAATAACCATCAACCAATCGTTTAGATAAGTGAGCAGTAATTCCAAATCCTAGCGTATCATTGTGGCTAGTCTTGATGATATAAAACCATTTCATGGTAATTTTGCTTTAATTTCTTCTGAGAGAAAATCAGTAACATCATATCCGTCTTGTGCATGAGCCATTACAATCCCCGGAACTGTATGTGTGCCACCTGCCATTTTGTAAATCTTTAAAATTAATGCTAATGCAACTGTTTTGTCAGGACTCTTTTCATATTTTACTGTTTGTAAAGAATATTTTTTATATGCCTCAGTAGTAGCTTCCTTTAATCCATTTGGATTAACAAAAACTTCTTTTACAGTAGCATTAAAGTCACGTACAAATTCTATAAAAGCCTTAGTATCAGTGCGAATGCCTGATTTAGGTTTAGTGCAATGTTCATATAGACCACCAAATAAACCAAATTCAGCATTGTCAACTTTTTCGCTCGACCAATATTTTTCGTGATTTGCACACAAGAATCTCCATGCATCAGCAGTCATCTTGTTCATACCACTAATGTGTGTTACTGCATTGGGTTCTTCTGCTTGAGGGTGATTTTTAGGTAATGTAGTAATACCGTATTCTTCTGCGATAGATTGCAATTCCTCTGCTTTAATAGAATCAGGATCAGTATCACTATCTAAACGAACACACAATGTATTCACTGCATGATTATCGTATTCTTCTATGGGTTTCTTACCTTCACCGTTAATATACAAAAAGTGTTTACGTGCAAAACTAAGACTATCGCTTTCTACATACATTACATCAACTTTGACACTTAACCAATCTTTTGATTCAATAATATTGCCATCAATTTTTAATCTACCTTTTCTTGCCAAGCCAGCAATTACCGCAAGTGTATGTTGACCATCAGTAACGTGAAAATAATCTTCGTTAAGAAGTTTTACTGCAAAGATAGGGTTTAATCGGCGCTCATCAAATACACCCGGTGCTGAAATATCACCACAATGACCGCCGTCTAATAGTCGCTGAATATCTTCATCACTAAGCAATAACCGTAATTCTATTTGTGCATGTTTAGGACGTTTGTTAAGTTCAAAATAAATATTGTTTGCAATATAGTGTGCAATGTTTTCATGCCATCCTGAGTTGGACCTATCATTTAATTCATCAGTTAGTCCAACAACATCTTTAACTTTAAACGTATTTTTTTCACGTTTGAGTTTATTGTCAATGGGTTCTAATTTAAGTTTTTGATTATTACTTTTCCATTTGTAGTAATATGCCATGAGTCACTCCTATCTATAAAGAAGTAGTTAGTTTAGCACCGAATCAATTAATTGTCAACCAAAATTTATAATACTTTAACTTACTTCTGTGCGCCCGTTACCCAAATCACGTGTTTTGATTTCTCGTAAATCTCTGTTAGTTGGATCTGCTTGTGCTTGCTCGTATACTTCTAAAGCAATGTTTCTGGCCACTGTCTGAAACCACCTATCGACTAAATCAGTATCCTTATCATCGTCACGCATCTTGTAACCCGCTTTTATTAAATTAAGAATGAATTTGTCGTTCCAGTCGAGTTCAAATGCACCTGCATTAATATTGTCAGGATCAATTTCCATACTCAATACATTGACATAAGGTTCACCTGCCGCGGTTGCTTTTTCCTTAGCGGATAATTCCTTGATGGGTTCTTTTACTTTGGGAGTGCGAGGTTTCTTTTCCTTAACAGGTGCTACGACCTGTTCTACTGGCTTCTTTTTAAATATATCAAATAGTCCCATTTTGTTTTGCTCTTTCGTA